GGTGCAGGGGCTTGAGGTTGCGGTTAAAAATGCTGGCGGAACAACACGGGCAGCAGGTACTGGATTTAAGGCGTTTGGTAGCGGAGCCCAGGCAGCTGCTGTTGGTGCGCGTGGTTTAGGTGCAGCTTTAAGCGCAGCTCTTGGCCCGATCACCGCAGTTGTAGCTGCCGCTGCAAGCCTTGGCCAAGTTTTTAACGTCCTTAGACAACAGGATTTCGCAGAGGCGAAGGTTCGATCCCTAGGTGTTAACAGTGATGAACTGCGGGGCCGATTGCAGGGGGTAAGCCGTGAGCTATCAGGTCAAGCCAGTGTTTTGGATTTGACGGCTGCAGCTTATGACGTTGCATCTGCTGGCTTTAACAATGCAGCGGACGCCTCCAAGATTCTCAAGGCCGCTAGCCAAGGCGCGACAGGTGGATTCAGTGACATCAACACTGTCGGAGATGCCACGACCTCTGTCCTTAACGCTTACGGGTTAGAAGCTGACAAGGCCTCAAAACTTGTCGATGGGTTCATTCAGACTCAAAACGACGGCAAGATTGTCATCGGTGAATATGCGGCAAACATCGCCAAGGTTGCGCCCGTTGCGGCTGCTCTAGGTGTCCCGCTTGAAGAGGTGAACGCTGCCGTCGCTCAGATCACAGCAGGCGGCCAAGGCGCAGAGGTTACGTTTACGGCCCTCAAGACTGCTTTTGCTCAGGTTGCTGCGGGCAAGGTCGGCAAAGAGTTCGAGGCCTTTGGCGTCCAGATCAATGCTTCAACGCTTAAGAGCGATGGCCTGGCTGGAACCCTTGAGAAGATCAAGAAATCAGGGGCAGACGCTGGAACTGTTATTAAGGCGTTTGGCACAGAAGCCGGGCCGTCAATTTTGGCGCTGCTTAACGACACAGAGAAGTTCAACAAGCTGCTAGAGAATCAAAAGAACGCTCAGGGAGCTGCGGCAAAAGCTGCGTTTACTGCATCCGATACGATTGACGGACAACTCAAGCGACTGACAACAGCCTTCCAAAATCTTTTTTCGGATCAGTCTGAATTAGGTGCAGTAATCAAAGAAACGTTCAAAGTTGCTGCCGTAACTGTTGAAGTTTTAGCCGCTGCTGTGAAATTAGCTGTGGCACCGTTTAGGGCAATCTTTGCCATTGTTGGAGAGATTGGATCAGCAATTAGCGATGCTCTTGGCATTCAAGGCGTTAACGTTGCCTTTGAGCTTGAGCAAGGATTCCAAGGGTTTTTAGGAGTTTTAGAAACGATTTCTCGTGTTGCGGTTGGGGTTGGCAAAGCCATAGGCCAAGTTATCGGTGGCGCGATCGGCTTTGTTGTCAGGGCAACTGAAGGATTAAGAACTGCAATTATTGAAGGCATCGGCGGATTGATTATGCAGATCCCGAGATTGTTAGGTCGGCTCTATGACATGTTGCCTGGTTTTGCAAAAGGCCTGATTGACAGAGTTTTAGGCGGCGGGAAACAAATGATCATGGGTTTGATTGATGCCGGGTCTGGCGTGGCAGCCCCCAAGATTGATACGCAAGCGCCTGCAGTAAATGCAATCCAACAAACCAACGGTGCTCTTGCAAAGCCTAAAACTAAGACGACGACTAAAAAATCAGAACTTGAAAAGCAACAAGAGGCAGCAGCAAAGCTAGTTCAAAGCCTTACTAGAAAAAACGAGCTTGACGCAGCGGCAACCGATGAAGCGCGTGAGCTGTTAGAGCTTAAGTTCCAGGAAGAAGATATTGAGAAGCAATTTGCATTGCTCGGCCCCGAAAAAATAGAAGCCTTGAAAGATCTTTTTAGAGAAAATTTTAGAATCACAAATGAAAAGAGAGAGCAGAAAAAACTTGACGATGAGGCCAAGAAAGCAGCTGATGAGCTTGCTGATAAGTACAAAAAGTTGGGCGATGCGATTAAGGACAACGTGACAGATGCAATTATCGGAGCGATAGAAGGGACTAAATCACTTGGCGAGGCTGCCCTAGATATTGTCAAGCAGCTCGGAAGGCAGTTCCTCACTTTGGGCATCAATCAAGCCTTTGGTGCCCTTGGTCAAACTGGCGGGTTCCTTGGCAAGTTGTTTGGCGGTGGCAAGGCCTCTGGCGGCACCGTTCAGGGTGGCCGCTCTTACATGGTTGGCGAGCGTGGCCCTGAGCTGTTCACGCCTGGACGTACCGGCAGCATTGCGCCATCAGGAAGTTTCGGTGGGGCTAACGTAACCGTAAACGTGGATGCCTCTGGTTCGTCTGTTGAAGGCAATGCTGATCAGGCCTCGCAACTTGGCAAGGTCATTGGTGTTGCTGTCCAGCAGGAATTGATCAAGCAAAAACGTCCTGGCGGTCTCCTCGCAAGCTGATGGCAACTTTTCCGTCAATCACGCCGACTTACGGCGTTCAAAAAAACAGCGCACCGACTGTACGGAAAGTGCAGTTCGGTGATGGCTACGAAGCCAGGCTGACGTATGGCCTGTCGCAAAATCCCAAGGTGTTCAACCTAACGTTTGAGGTGTCAGAGACTGATGCTGATACGATCGAAACGTTTTTAGATGCGCGTGCAGCTGACAACGCAAACTTTGATTTCACTCCACCTGGAGAGGGAAGTGCTCTTAAATTTGTTTGTGAGGAGTGGAGCAAGTCGATTCCATACTTGAATCGCGCCACAATTCAGGCAACGTTCCGCCAAGTCTTTGAACCGTAATGGCAGTTGCAGCTTGGGCCGCTAGTACCGCGTTTTCTGTCGGTGACATCCGACGTGCCACAACTGAGCAGGCGTCTGGCCTGTTCTTCCGTTGTACGACGGCTGGAACATCAGCGGCATCTGAACCCAGCTGGCCAACAGATATTGGCAGCACGATCACCGATAACACTTGTGTTTGGACGGCGATTGCCTCTGCGTATGAGGAGCTGGCCAAGCTCAACCCCAGCGCAATTATTGAGCTGTTTGAGGTTCACTTAGACAACACGCTGCACGGCAGTACGGATGTTTACCGTTTTCACGCTGGTGCAAATGCTGACATAGATGGCAACGTTGTTTTCAATGGCAACACCTACACCCGGATTCCAGTTAAGGCAGACGGGTTTGAAATGACCAACACGGGAACACTGCCACGCCCTACCTTGGCAATCAGCAATCTGGATGGCACTATGACTACGCTGCTTTTGCTAGTCAACGCCACAACTGCTGGAAATGATCTAGGCGGTGCAGAGGTTCGCCGGATCCGCACATTAAAGAAGTTTCTAGACGGTGAATCAACGGCTGATCCCAACGCCAAGTTTCCTGATGAGCGTTGGTTTATTGATCGGAAGTCCAAAGAGTCACGAGACAGCGTAACGTTTGAGTTAGCGAGCAAGTTTGATCTTGCTGGTCAAAAGCTGCCCAAGCGTCAGATCGTGGCCAACGTCTGTCAATGGGTGTATCGCAGCAGCGAATGCAGCTATACGGGCACTGACTATTACGATGTGGACGGCAATGAAGTCGACACGGAAGCAGAAGATGTCTGCGGTAAGCGAGTTGCTAGCTGCAAACTGCGGTTTGGCAACACCGCTGAGTTGCCGTTTGGATCGTTTCCTGGAGCTGGGTTGACTAAATGATGAAGTTAACAGCAACAATGCAGGCTGAGATTCTTCAGCACGCAAAAGATGAGTTCCCGCGTGAAAGCTGTGGTCTAGTTGCTGTAGTCAAAGGGCGTCGGCGTTACTTTCCATGCCGCAACATTGCTGAAACCCCTGACGCCCATTTCATTCTTGACGGCTGGAATGAAGTAGAAGACAAGGGTGAGGTGGTTGCTGTTGTCCACAGTCACCCCAAAACCAATCCCGCTCCATCACCGGCTGATCGTGTTGCGTGCGAAAAGTCCGGTCTGCCGTGGTTCATCGTCAACCCAAACACTGAAGGCTGGGGCTACTGCGAGCCTGAGGGCTTTGAGCTTCCGTATGTGGGACGTGAGTTTGTGTTCGGTGTGGTGGACTGCTATAGCCTTTGCCGCGACTGGTACGCAAGGGAATGGGGCTTACAGCTCAAGGACTATGACCGACAGGACAAGTTTTGGGAGCGAGGTGAAAACCTGTATTTAGACAACTTTGCTTCTGAGGGCTTCCGCAAAATTCCAGTTGAGGAGTTGCAGCCTGGGGATGCCTTGTTGATGCAGCTGGTTTCGCCATTGCCAAACCATGCTGCGATCTACTTGGGAGACTCCCAGATCTTGCATCATGTGCAGGGAAGGCTGTCGAGCAGGGATGTTTACACCCTCGGCAGCAGTTACTATGGCAAGAGCACTGCTTGCGCCTTGAGACATGAAAGTCGTTAAGGTCTACGGCGCACTTCGTAAGAAATTAGGTCAATGCCGGTTCGAGCTTGAGGCTGCAACACCGGCTCAGGCAATTAAAGCCTTATGTGTAAATTTCCCTGGTCTTGAAAAGTGGCTAATTGATAGCGAAAAAGATGGCGTTGGTTATCGGGTAACGGTCAGCAAAGAAAAAGCAACCGAGCAAGATTTAAGCCCGTTGTTAATGCCTTGGAGCGAAAAAGATGTTTTTAGCATTACACCTGTGATTGCGGGTGCAGGCCGTGGCCTTGGTACGATTTTGGCAGGAGTTGCGTTGATTGGTATAGCTATTGCAGCTCCGGGTGTGGGATTTATCGCGGCGAAAGGTGGGTTCGCGGTAGTCCCTGGGGCAACTGGTCTTGCGGCAGGTCTTGCGGCTGCTGCTGGAAATATCGGCGTCGGTTTGGTGTTTTTAGGAATTAGTCAGTCAATTTCTCCTCAGCCGCAACCAACACAGCTCGATGAGTCAGTCCAGCTCGAATCGTTTACATTTTCAAATGTCGTTAATACGTCAAAGCAGGGCTTGCCGGTGCCGATAGCGTATGGGCGGGTATTTGTTGGCTCAGCAATTATTTCAAGCGGTCTTGATGTTGATGAGGTAGTGGCATGACGCAAACTAAATACATCGCTGGTGCTGGCGGCGGCGGCGGCGGCAAAGGCGGCGGCGGTTCGCATACGCCAACAGAGGCTGACGACACTCTTCAGTCAGTACAGTTCGCCACTGTTCTTGATCTGATTAGCGAGGGCGAGATTCAAGGATTAGAAGACGGCAACAAGAGTATTTTCTTGGAAGACACGCCAGTACAGAACGCTGACGGCTCAGATAATTTCAGCGACTTTACGATTGTTACGCGCATTGGGACGCAAACTCAAACCCACATTCCTGGCGATTTCGGGTCAACGCAATCCGAGCAGGCAGTCAATTCTGAAGTTACTAACAGCAGCCCTGTCACTCGATCGATTACAGACACTGACGTTGATCGTGTTCGTGTGACTCTGACGATCCCATCGCTTCGCATTGTTGAGGATGACGGTGACATCACCGGCCACACTGTCAGCATCAAGATTCAAGTGCAGTACAACGGCGGTGGTTTTAACGACGTAATTTCAGACACGATCAGCGGCAAGAGCAGCGCAAAGTATCAGCGTGATTACATGATCACGCTTAGCGGTGCTTTCCCTGTTGACATTCGCATGGTGCGCGTCAGTGCAGACGAAACCAGCACACGCCGCGCTAGTTCAACATTCTTTCAGGCCTACACCGAGATTATTGATGAAAAGTTCCGTTATCCAAACTCTGCGCTTGTTGGCCTGCGGTTTGATTCTCGTCAATTTGGCAGTATCCCGTCTCGTAAATATCTAATACGAGGCATTAAGATCGGTGTGCCGACTAATGCAAAAATAGATACAAGTGCAACAACAAGGCTTGTTGTATCAACTGGCGCTACTGAAAACATTTCAAATGGAATACCCGGAAGAATCACATATAGCGGGGTTTGGAACGGTCAGCTCAGTACTGATTCAGGAGCACCAGGCGGTCCAGTTTGGACTAATGATCCAGCTTGGTGCCTTTATGACCTGTTGACCAACACACGATATGGGGCAGGCGTTCCAGAAGACACGCTCGACCGCTACGACTTTTTTGCCATTAGTCAGTATTGCAACACGCTTGTCGATGACGGCAAGGGCGGCCAAGAGCCTAGGTTCAGCCTCAATCTTTTGATCAACAACCGCGATGAGGTCTACAACGTCATTCAGCAGCTGACTGCTGTATTCCGGGGTATTGCGTATTATGGCTCTGGGTCGTTGGTGCTTCTGCAGGATAAGCCAACTGATGCACAGTATTTGCTTGGTCCGTCCAATGTAGTAGAAGGGACATTCTCTTATTCAGGTTCTGCGCAAAAATCACGCCACACCGTTGCTGTTGTGGCTTGGCAGTCTTACGACACTCGCGGAGATATTGAATATGAATACGTCGAAAATCATGCCGCTGTTGCTAAGTACGGGATCATTAAAAAGGACATCAAGGCTATTGGTTGTTACAGCCAAGGGCAGGCCCATCGTCTTGGCAAGTGGACGTTGTTGTCCGAGCAGAACCTGACAGAGACTTGTGAGTTTGCGGTTGCAATCGATAGCGGCATTATTCTCCGCCCTGGGATGGTTGTTGATATTGCCGACCCAATGCGCGGTGGAACACGCAGAAGTGGGCGTGTCAGCTCAGCAACAACAACAGTCGTAACGATCGATAGTGATACAAATTTGTCAGTGAACCTTTCCAATAGCCCCACGCTTTCAGTTTTGCTGCCTACAGGTTTAGTTGAAACTAGACCTATTTCTAGTATTTCTGGAGCGGAAATTACCATTGATGACACCACAAGTGATGGCGCTTTCAGCGAGGCACCAAATGCAGCAGCTGTTTATCTAATTCAAACCTCAGATATTGAGTCTCAAAAGTTTCGTGTCTTATCAGTAGCGGAGACGGGCGATGGAGTTTATGGCGTCAGTGCGATTCAATACAACGAGTCAATTTACAATGCCATCGAAGAAAATGTTTCGTTGACGACGCGAGACATCACCAATCTTTCTGGCACGCCTGAAGCTCCAGAAGCTCTGGCAGGCACTGAGTTCTTATATCAAGAGGGTCAAACGGTTCACACCGGCTTTGATTTGAGCTGGAGTCACAATCGAATAAATGTAAATGATTTCCTCGTCCAGTACAAAATTGATGATGACAATTTCACGGCAGTGGCTAGCACTGCTCCATCAATCACGCTCCGGGCATTACGCGCTGGGACGCTGAAGGTTGAAGTTCTTGCACGGAACTACTTAGGCAAACAAAGCACTATTGCAAAGGCAACTTTTACGCTTGCTGGAAAGACAGCAGTGCCTGCTGATGTGCAGAATCTGTCGATCGAACCAATCAGTGCTAACAGTGCTCGCCTGCGCTGGGATCAAACTGTCGACCTAGACGTGAAGGTTAACGGCCTTGTTCACATCAAGCACAGCAACCTAACTGACGGGACGGCGACTTGGCCTAACTCTGTTGATCTGATCCCTGCTGTTGCGGGTAACTCAACTGAAGCCGTCGTCCCGCTAGTTGCTGGCGAGATATTTGCCAAGTTTGAGGACGACCTAGGCAACAAGAGTACGAACGCAACCAGCGTCATCATGCAGTTCCCAGACACTCTGGGACGCCTTGCGATTGAAACTCGTAGAGAGGATTTGGACAGTCCACCGTTCCAAGGGACCAAGACCGATTGCTTCTATGACGAGGGCTTAGACGGGCTGATCATTGACGGGGACGAAGAGTTAGATGATCAAACGGATTTTGACGAGATCAGCTCTCTTGACACGCTTGGTGACATTCTTTCTTCTGCTGAATATCAGTTTGTAAATGCTCTTGATCTTGGCGCACGGTTTTCGCTGGATCTGCAGCGCCGATTTGTTACGCGGGCATTCTTCCCTAACGACCTGATTGATTCGCGCACGGCAAACGTGGACGATTGGAACGATTTCGATGGCACAGACGCTGATGCAGTCAATGCCAAGCTGTACTTCAGAAGCACCAACGATGATCCGTCAGGCTCACCGACTTACGGCGCATGGCGGGAGTTCATTTCTGGAACATTTGAGGCCAGGGCGTTCCAGTTCAAGGCAGAATTAAACAGCTCCGACACGGGTCAGAACATTTTGGTTGATGAGCTGGGTTACGAGGCAACGTTCCAGCGGCGTCAAGAAAACAGCAACGGCACTATCGCTTCAGGCACCAGCACCAAGAGCGTGACCTTCGACAAGGCGTTCTTCACAGGCACAGCATCGCTTGGTGGAACGAACGCTTATCTGCCCAGTGTTGCGGTAACGGTTCAGAACCTCGGCAACGGTGAGCGGCTAAACGTCAGCAATGTCAGCGCCACTGGCTTTGATGTGGACATCCTGAACAGCAGTGATGCCAACGTGGATCGCAACTTCATTTACCAAGCTGTGGGCTACGGCAAAGCGGTTTAACATAAAAGCATTGTTGTCCAAAGCGGGCTGAGGCATGGCTACTCACGATTATGTGATTGCAAACGGCACAGGCCAGGCTGTGCGTCAAGATCTCAATAACGCCCTAGCGGCAATCGTCAGCCAGAACAGCTCTTCATCTGAGCCTGGGACGACCTACGCATATCAAATCTGGGTTGACACCAACACCAACACCATCAAGCTCAGGAATAGCTCAAACGATGGTTGGCTTGACGTTGGGACCACGGCGGGTGGGGCCCGGTCGGTCACCGATGCAGTCATTAACTCCGTCATTGTTGGCAATGGAGCGGGTGACGTTGCAACGAACACCGTTGTCGGCAAAGGCGCATTAGATGCAAATACTTCTGGCGCACGCAATACGGCTGTTGGTGATGATTCTTTAACCGCTAATACCACTGGTGATGATAATGTTGCGGTAGGCCATAATTCTTTAGACGCAAACACCGAGGGTGACGCTAATACCGGCGTAGGTAAAGACGCTTTAAGCGCAGTTACTACAGGCAGCAGCAATACTGCAGTTGGCAAAGGTGCTCTTGCAGCTAACACTGCCAGCAGTAACACAGCTTGTGGCAAGGATGCGCTACTAACAAACACCAGTGGAACCAATAACACTGCTGTTGGCGCTGCTGCTCTCGATGCGAATACAACTACAAGCAACAGCACTGCGGTTGGTGCCAATGCTTTAACTCTGTCCACCGCAGACAACAACACTGCTGTTGGCTCTGGGGCTGCATCTGGAACGACAACTGGGACCAAAAACGTTGCTATAGGTACTGAGGCCCTAGATCAAAACACCACTGGATCTCAAAACACTGCTGTTGGTTACCTTTCTCTAGAGAGAAACACCACCGCAAGCAATAACACTGCTGTCGGCAATTCAGCGCTAGAGGAAAACACAACTGGCCATTCAAATACTGCTGTTGGCGCTAGTGCCCTTGATGCAAATACAGATGGGAGCAACAGCACTGCGGTCGGATTTAACTGCTTAACTGCAAATACAGCGGGCGGAAATACAGGTGTCGGCGCAAGCTGCTTAGGCTCGAATACTTCAGGCACCGACAACGTAGCTGTCGGTCAAAATGCTCTGCTAACTAATACAACAGGCGCGGAAAACACTGCTGTTGGCAAGTTTGCCTTAGATGCAAACACTACTGGGAGTCGCCATGTTGCTATTGGTTATAACGCACTCACTGGTAACACAACTGGCATAAGAAGTACAGCTATTGGCTACAACGCGCTCAGTTCCAATACAACTGCAAACGAAAATGTTGCCGTTGGTTATGGTACCCTAGACAATAACACGACTGGGACAACAGGCACTGCAGTTGGCACATACGCACTTCAGCAAAACACTACTGCAGATCACAACACTGGTATTGGCTATCAATCCTTAACTGCTAACACTACTGGCACGCAAAATACAGCTGTCGGTTCGCGGTCGCTTGATGCAAATACGACGGCTAGCAACAACACTGCTGTTGGATTTGACGCTTTAACTTCGAGTACTACTGGTGGTGACAATACAGCTGTTGGTGACGAGGCTCTTTATACAAATACCACTGGCTCAAAGAATGTAGCTGTTGGTGCGCTTGCACTTGATGCAGCCAATGCTTCTAATAATACTGCTGTTGGTTATAGAGCCCTTACAGACTGCACATCGGGCGACCAAAACACTGCTATTGGTGCAGATGCTCTTTATGACACCACAACGGGCGTGAAAAACACAGCGGTAGGCTATAACGCTCTGGCTAGTAACACTACTGCCTCTAATAACACGGCTGTAGGTAATAACGCCTTGGTGAATAGCACCAGTGGCGACAGCAATGTTGCTGTTGGAAGAGCAGCTTCAGAGGATCTTACTAGTGCAGTCAACAACACATCCGTTGGCTATTACGCAGGTTCATCCGTAACAACTGGCAATGGCAACACTTTTATAGGTCATGCCGCAGGCGATGGCTGCACTACAGGGGCTAACAATATTTGCATTGGCGAAGGCGCAGATGTTGGTAGTGTTGATGGCAGCCACCGCATTACCATTGGAGTCGGCATTGTAGATAAGGGCGATAACACTTTTACTTTTGGCAAAGCAAGCAATCGCGTTCACAACCAGTTCACTTCAAACGCATCATGGAGTCGTGATTCAGATATTCGGCTGAAAAAAGACATTCAGACCAACACCGATCTAGGCCTTGATTTTATCAATGACCTCCGCACTGTTACCTATAAGTGGAAAGCACCCTCAGAGCTTGATTCAAGTCTTCCTGGCTATGACGCAGCCAAGACGGAAGCTGACTACACCAGCAAGATGTATGGCTTTATTGCTCAAGAAGTCAAGCAAGCTTTAGACGACCACAGTGTCACTGACTTTGCTGGCTGGACCGAAGACAATGAAGGAATCCAAGGAATCAGCTATGAGATGTTTGTAATGCCGCTGGTGAAAGCGGTGCAAGAACTGTCGGCAGAAAATGCGGCACTCAAGGCTAGACTTGATGCTGCAGGCATCTGACCTCTACTTCTCACAGAACAATGCCCGACGAAACTCTTACTGCTGAAGAGATCCAACGTCATTACGATGCCGCCTTGGATTCAGTCACTGTCATCACTGACCTGATGGCACTGGACAGCCGTGACGATGAGCAAACTGCAAGTGTTGCCCGCAACGTCGAGCATCTGCAGATCATGGTCGCCAAGGATTACTGGACTAACGCCCAAGATCTTGCACCTCTGAACGCTGCCATCACTGCTGGTTCTTGATGCAACGCCCTGATCCGATGATCGCCGCTAAGCCTGGTGCGGAGGACGTGCAGGCGATGATGTCGCGGACGCTTTGGCTCGAGGAGCTGTACTTCCTCGACGGCCGGGATCAAATCTCGCACCCAATGCGAGGCCTGTTCACCGGCTTGGCTGAAAAGTATTCCTTGCTGGAGTCAACCGACGGCATCTAATGGCCAAGTCACTGAACGGTCAAACATTTGTTGTCGGTAAACCGAAACGGACCACGCAAGGAAATGGTCAACACTCACGCCCAAAAAAGGGCCGTAAGAAGTACCGTGGCCAGGGAAAACGTTAGAACTTCTTCTAATGATCAAATCTTTTGTGACTGGTGCCGCCGCTTTTGCGGTCAGTGCATTGGCCCCCCTGTCTGTCTCCGCCGCTCCGGTGTACTTCAACCCCGAGGCTAACGTTGGCGCAACCGGCTCCAACGGCGTTGGCGGTGTTGACGTGGATCTGCACCTGGGCATCGAGGGCAATGGTGCATACGCACAAATTGGCCCCATGATCCGCGTTCCTGATACCGGCACCGACACTGAGGTGGGCATCAGCGGCAAGGCTGGCTACGGCTTCGGCCCTGGCTACACCGAGCTGTCGTTTGCCACTATCGACTCCGATACCAGCTTTAACCTCAAAGTTGGCGGCAAGTTTGACCTCTGAGCTATAACTCAGACGACTCCTCACACAAGTCAGCAAGAGGCTCCCGAAAGGGGGCCTTTTGTTTACTTTCTAAGCTATGCAAAAGGTCTACAACCTGCTGGGTGTTCTTGGCTTTGTCATGTCTGGCACCATGGCCGTCATGGGCGTGATGGCTTACACGCGCGTGCCATCGATGGTCAAAAACTACGCCAGCGAGCTGAAGCTAGAGCTGACAAAAACGATCCTTGACCAAGTGCCTGTCCCTGAAGTTCCTGAGCTGCCCAAAGCCACGGGGCCTGCCATTCCCTTCAAATAACCATCTTGGTGCCGGTGATTGGGTCTTCCGGTATCTCCTCTCCGGTGATTGGGTCAACGGTCTTCTCTTCATGGGCTTCAGGTCCAAAACCTTCAGCTTTGATCTTGTCCCAATCAAGTTTTGGCGCGGGTGCCTCTTGTTTTTGCTCAAACGAGGAAAGCCAATCGCGTAGCGCGTCACCTGTGGGCGTACCTTTGGGCCACTTGACCCACTTCAAAATGGCCTTTGTATCTGTAAACGGCCTGGCGCTGGTCCCGTTCATTACGGTGTAAACAATGGGCGGCCCCTCTCTCCTGCGGTTCCTCTCAATCCACAGCTGACCTGCTGTAAACCGCTCTGACTTCATGCCGGACATTCCTGATATTGAGATCCCGACGATTGAGATACGGCCCATCCCTGAGCCGCATGTATTCCCACCGCCGGTCACACAGAACCTAGCGCCGCGTCCGATATACCAAAAGCCTGGATGTGCCAGGGTTCACAGAGACGCCCATCTCAATCCATCCCTGCTGCGGGATGACCCAAACGGCGTTGGCATCTCTTGCCCTGAAGGCGAGATGCCCAGTTACGTTCCGCTGGACTGGAACCCGCGCAAGCTGCAAATCATTGAGCCGACACCGATACAGAACGATGAGCAAGAGCAGCCACCAGCGGGACAAAAAACCGACCCAAAGCCACCACCGCCAAAGGAGAAGCCGCAGCCGGAGGTGAAGTGTCCGCCAGCAGATGCGGTAGAGGTGGGCACCTTGTCACCCAATGGCCGCAAGATCTTGGAGTCTTACGAGTTGGTGGATGGCGTCTGCAAAGAGGTCTACCGCAACGTTCCTGTCACCGAGCAGCTGGCCAAGGCAATCCCGTCGCCTTACGAGGCAGCACAGACCGCAGGCATTGCGGTGGTGGCCACCACTGCCGCGCTCAGCACGCCGTTCTTGGTGCGGATCATCAAGCCCGTGGTGAAAAAGCTGCTGACCAAGGCAAAGGAGATTGTGACCCGTAAGAAGGAGGCGCGGCCTTCTACTTTCCTGAGGAAGCAGGCGCAGCGGAAGGCGCGGAAATAGCGTGTGTGTGAGGCACCATCTCAACCGGGGGCACTGTGACGATTAGGTCACTGCACACTACTGACATTTGGCCAGTAAATTGCACGCCCGCCTTGGCCAGTTCCCCACATTTCTGAGCCCTAAAAAGCTCGTGCTCCAGGCGCTTGGTTGCTAACAACTGCTCCTGCAGTTTGATGTTTGTGTTGACAGCTCGTTTACATTGATCCGCCAAGCCACGGTCCAGCGGAACAGAAAAGGTGGCCGTGATGCCGTAGTTCAGAGAGCGTCGGTCCTTCTCAAAACGTGGCAGCTCTGAGTAGTAGAGCACCTTGCCTGGGGAGTCAGGCTCGCCGTCATCGTTGCTGTCTGCTGTTGAATAAACAGGTGTCTTGGTTGTTGACTCAAACGGCAGGTCGTAGTTTCTGCTGCCCGTGATGAATGGCGACACCGTAAGTGTTGGCCCAGGGCACTGAATCCCCTGCGACATCCGGTAGATCGGATGCGGTCCCGTCATCATTTGGTAGGCGTTGTTGACCACCGAGCCTGTGGATGTGCTCGAAGGGTTTGCCACTGTTGTGTTGGCGTAAGCAGGGCTGCCGAGCGCCGCGATTACTGCGAGAACACCGAGGTGCTTTCGGTGACGCTTTCCGTGGTGATAGTCCTTTGAACCTGCGTCACTGCATCGAGGCCAGGAGCCATGAACGATTCGGTGATGCTCCAGCTTTCGCCAGGATTGACGACTTGCCATTGGGGCTTGGTTTCAAGGTGGGGGCTAGTCCAAGAAAAGTTCACGCCACCGACGGTCTGATTGTTGGTGACGGTGGCATCAGGAGAGATGGGCACATCGCCCACCGTTTCGACGTTATGGCCTGCAGCTGAATAGCTATAGCCGGTTCGGTAGTTGTAACTGGTGATGGATTCTTGAATCACCGTTGTGGATTCGACCCGCGAATTGAGCTGGCCCTGGGTGAACTGGGGAACGATAGGTGCGGCCATAGCTGAGCTAGGCAGCAGCAAAACCAGCAGCCAAGCCCTAGTCAATTTCCAGCTCGATCTTGGTGGACAAGATGGCCGAGGTCCCAGCGTCGCCAGCCGTCACGGTTGCTTGGCCTGAGCTGGTCACCGTGGCCGCCAGGGATCCGGTCTCGCCACCGGCTCCGGTAATCGTCGTCATCATTGCTGGCAAAGAAGGCACAACGCCGTTCGTGACCGTGGTGGAACTAGGGATACTGTCGCCGACGGTGAGCGACTCAGTCATGGAATAAGCCGAGCCAGGGGTTGTGACGTCATAGTCCGTGTCCACGATGTCCGGCACACCGCTGGTGATGGTGGACATGTCCAGGCCGCCGATCCGATTACTTGTCGTTGTGCCGCTAGCCGTCACTGATGGGGTGACGTTCGTTCCTTGGCTGCTGTAGGTCGTGCCGCCACGAGTTGCTGAGCTGTAGGCCTGATCCACCGAGATCTGGGCGCTTTGGGTCATCACATGCCGCAGGTCAGCATGGGCAGGGGCTGCCAGCAAAGTGATGCCCAATACCAAAAGTGCGCGGGTCATTTGATGCCTGCGTTGGTTTTACTGTTATCAACGATAACGCTCTCTTCTTTCTTCTTCTTCCCCATTCGGTTCATCGTCAAACCGTAGCTGGCCGCCGTTGAACTCAACAAAGACGCGCTGAAAGTCACGTCAATGGAGCCTTTGAAGTATCCCAAATAGTTGGCGGTGATGATGCCCATGGCCCACAACATGATCGTGATGCGGACAAAATCGCCAAGGCGTCCGCTGCCGTGTTCCTCTTGCTCTTCCGTTTTTGTCTGCGGTGTTTCTGCCATAACGCAACAGAGCTACGCTTTAAGGGTAACGATCAGGCCTAACCATGCTGCTTCTGATCCGCCCAATCCTGTTCCGTTTCTTGCAATCGGAAGGCGTAAAAAAATTAGTGGTCGATCTTTTGACCGCCTACTCAGAATCGACCGAATCACAAATCGACGACCAGGTTGTGTCCTTTGTGGTCAAGTCCATGTATCCGGAGACGAGAGTTGAAAAATGAAAATGTCCGTCTTTTCCTTGACGGGTTGGATCGTTGCAGGCGGCGCGGTCACGCTGCTGCTGTGCAGTTCAATGCTGGTTTTCATCGCCGGATATACAGCTGGCGAGAGCGCCTGTGGCCAGGCATCATCGGGCCGTCTGTCGGTGCCCTGAGCGTGCTCAGTTTGCTGCCCTTCTTTCAGCACTTCCGGGATGACTCGCCCTACCACCTGGCTGGCGTTGCAGCCCTACAGGAGGCCATGCCTTCTGAGCTTCTTCAGGAAGACAGCGAGTGGTTCGAGGCCTGGCGAGCTGCTGGCATTGACCAAGAAGTTTTCGTCCCCTACTTCCAGCAACTCGACAACGGACAAGACGGTTGGCGTGAGTGTTTCGCCTCTGCCGCCGCCATGCTCGCAGCCAGCGCCGGTCTGGTCGATTCAGATAACGAGTACATCTACCACCTGGCCCACTACGGCGACACCACAAGTGTTAACGCCCAGCTCCAAACGCTTCGGGCCTTGGGCTTGGATGTGGAGTTCACTCAGAAAGGCACGCCGGAGATGATCGAACAGGCCATCTCTCGTGGATCCGCTGTTTTGGTCGGATGGTACGACAAAGGTGACCTAACCCGAGGCGAACCACCAATGTGCGGTGGCCCTGCCTGCGGTCATTGGTCCGTGATCACCGGCTATCAGGGCAAGCACAGCCCAGTTGGTGATCAGTATTACGTCATGCACGATCCGATGGGCTACCCGCTCATGGAGAGGGGCGGCCATGACCAATCAAGGTCTGGCAAGTCGGTGCGGGTCCGCCAGTCCGAGTTCAATTACAGGTGGCTGGTTGATGGCCCAGGCACAGGCTGGATGATTTTCATCCGTGGCTGACTGGTATTGGCTTTGGGCTTTTATCAGCGCGTTCTGGACGACTGTTGTCGTTCAGTGCGCCAAGCCGGTGAACTGGGAGCGATGCGCACAGGTTGACCAATGGCTGGTCCCATGGGTCAGGGACACCATGGACATGCACAAAAGCGGGCCGTACCATTCAGAACGAAAGGTTCTGAAACAATCCGATGGGCTGGGCAGACTGGATGCAGGTGTCCCCCTCATTGCACGAGGAGCTGGAGATTGAGCGCAGCGTCAGAGAAGTGCAGAACTGCCAAGATGAAGAAGTATTGAAGACGCTCTGCGTTTCGTTGGTCAGGCAGAGCTGGCACCAGTCAAAACTGCTCAGCCAAGCCGTGGGCAGAATCGGGGAACTTGACGCCAAGATTGCCACTTGGGACTAAAAAAGCCCCGAAGGGCTCAGGCTCCTGCCGGTCCGAGACGGTAGCCCGGAGACTTGATCATGAACTCATCGCCCCACTCAAGGTCAATCACCTCGATCGGTGCAGCAGTGAAGTGGCGCACGGCGCACACGGTCACATGCACATCATCACGATCGACCACCTGATAGATGGGATTCCGCCAATCAGCAGGATCAGCCACCTTGTCAAAGGCTGCTTCCAGCTGAGCCTCGGTGAAAGCAGTGCCAGTCGAAGAAAGGATCTTCATTTTCAAGGCCGCCCTGTGGGCGGGAGGTGTGGGGTCTCCCCCTGAACACCTCCAATATACACAGGTGGTATGCCATTGGCAAGGGCTTAGCCAGATTTGCCGTTGAGCCTTGACCGATACAGCCTGATGCACTGTTCGTAATGCCAGCGCGCGCGCCAGTCCTCGCGGAAATACCGGACCATTCCGCCGTGGCTCACCTCCCACACCAGCAGCCCGTCTTTCTCGACCTGCTTAATGGTTGGCTTCATAAAAAAGGAGCGCGGTGTGGGCGCTCCTAGTTTCTCGTTCAACATGAAGATTAAAAGTCAGCGCCTGATTTGTCAGCTGGGCGGGGCTTGGCATCGCTGAGAGCCATCAGCAGATAATCGTTGCCCGCTTGGCTTTGACGCGGCATGAGGTTGGCGCGGAGCTTCACGCATTCCTCGCCTTTTTGATTCTCGCAGCGGTCTGCGGTCTTGACCCATTCGACCATCTTGCGCAGCTCAGAAACAGGCACCTCCATGGCTGCCCAGTAGTGGCCGTCTTTTTTTTGGTCTTTGTTGAAGTTGCCCCAGATGTTGAAGGCGTCGGGTGCGAAGTCAGGCATTACTTTTGATTGAAGAACTTGAGGATGATGGTTTGCAGCGCGGCGTTGATTACGCCTTGGTGGCGTTGCTCGGCGTAGTGCTGCAGCTGTTCGGCTAGCTGCTTGTCCAGCCGAACTTGAAAGTGCTGAGCACGACGTTTGTCGTCTTGCTTAGCTTGCGTGGTTTTTTCATCAGGCATACTCATTCATGACGGCTTGAATCCAAGCCTCGTGCTTTTTACTTGTGATTGCCGGAGCAACCTTAGCGTTGGCTGCCAGGTTGAACTTCGAGCGGAACGCTCTACAGAAAGCCTCGCGGTTGTCTTGGGGCATGTCGCCGATCCACTGCAGCAGGAAGCTGCGTTCGCTATCTGAAAGAGGCTGTTCCTCTTTAGATACACCGGCAACAGATGGCCCAGCTGCAGGCTTTGCCTTCTTCTCTTCGCGGTGAGGATTTTCAACCTCTTCGCGTGCCCACAACTGCCAGGCAAGCCCAAAGTGTGCAGCTGCTGCAGTGCAGAGGCAACGGCGGTGGCTGTCTGTCAGATCGCGTGCGCTGACCTTGTCAAAGGCAATCGCACTGTTGCGGTTGTCCATGACAGCCTGAGGGAAGTCAGGAGTGCGCTGGCCATCAGGCCCGGTGAAATAGCCAACAACGTAAGCAGTGCCGTTCGGAGCTTTCCAAACGTGACCACTATCGACGTAATGAGCTAGATGAAACTGAAACCCTGGGGCGTGTAGATGCAGCAGGTGCATCGTGCGGCACCAGTTGACGTAATCCGCCGTGTATTTGCCCGTACCCTTTTGGCTGACATCATCGGTGGTGATGACATCGCCAAGGTTAGGGAAGGGCTGTGACGGTGATGATGGCGCAGGGTTGTTCTCTGGTGTTGGCATAACGTTTGTGGGCAATGAGGCTGATGACCTGTTCATCTGCTGCGTATAAAACTCCGTCGGCACAGCTGTCGAGGATCGATCTCGCCAACTTATCGACATCGCCAATACGAGCGGTGCAATGTTCAGGCGCTGAGGGTTTCAGCTCACCATTCGTGCGGAAGTGATTTTTAGGCCGTGCAAAAACAAAAGTGACAGAGACAAAGATCGGTTTGTCCAGCAAATCGGCCCAGCCTTCAGGCCTTGCTTCAAGAGCAGTGATGCGCACGTCTTGACGCCATGGCTTGCACCTTTTGGAGGATTCGACCATGACGCCTCGACCGACGTGGCGCTTGCTCCCTTGTGGGGCAGGCTTTCCGAGAACAGTGAACGTGAACGAGTTACTGCTGGGGTAACTGGCTGAATGCTCGGTCAATGGCGCTGTTCAGGAGAGCCTGAGCAAGTTTTGATGCACTGAGTTTAGGTTGCTCAAACTCAATAAATTCACCAGCGACAGAGACGTTAGTCATGTTGCCTTTGGTGGCCTCTGAGATCTTGCTGAGCTTGTGGGCTCGATCTTGATCCAGAACGATTTGCACGTTTTTCATTTAAGGGAATCGCAGGCTTTTTGAATGCCAGCGTTGCAATCACGCTGGGTCATGTCCGTCAAAGTTGTGTCTAGGGAGTACCAAAAGGCACCGCCCATCAGGAAACAAAAGATTGCAATGACAATGGCATTGCTCTTAGGTGCGCGGCGCTCAGGGTCATAAAAACCTGGGCTGCGATCGTAGATGCTGTTGCGAGTCATGAGCGAACGAGAGAAAGGGCTCATGTGCAGCAGTATGGCGTGGGTGGTATGCCATGTCAACCCTTTGCGTAATAAACCCGTGCCGTGCGCCCAGAGCGTGTCGCCCTGCGGACAAACTTGCCAGTCGCTTCATCCAAACGCTGCTCCAACAGCGCAGGTTGGCAGCTGGTCAAGTCCCTGATCCTGGCGCTTGCGGTCTGATGCTTCATGCCCAGGAGCTGCTCAACCTCGTCACAGGTCAAGCCGTCTTCTGCTTCACGAATGGCACGCAGCACGTCGCGACACATCCCGTTGACTTGATCAACAATGCTGGCCGCTGCATCGCGGCTTGTATCTGTCCCGTTGTGCGGGGCTGTCGGGTGATTGAACAGAGAGAACTGATCGGCGTCCATGTCAGCCCTCCGGATACTCGATGTTTGCGGGAGGCTGGGTTGAGGCGATGTAAACCTCAAGCTCTCCAGCAACTTCCAGCATCTTTTTACGCAAATCCTGCATTCGTCCAAGCCTTCGTTTGCGGCCCCATTTCGCTCTATGCGTTGAAGGCGTATAGAAGAACTGGTCATAGCCAGCCCAAAACTCTGCGTAATTAGGCATAACGCTGGAATGCGCAAACTGGTCTTTGAGTTGATTGCTCAGCTCCATCAAGCCTTCAATCAAATCAGGCAAGGGCTTATCAAGGTTGCCCACCACTTCGCTGACTTGTTGCTTTCCAGCCTGTGATTGATACCAAGCGCGGGATGGTGTTCTGCGTGCAGTTACATCAGCAGCTTGATCGCCGACCTTGGATGGAGTGTCAACGTCTGGGGTGTAATCATTCAAGTCTTCTTCTTTCTTTTCAGCAGCTGCAAGTTTGGCAGCTTGTGCCAACGCTTCTTCTGCTGCTTTTTGTTCCCTTGCCTGTGCTCTCCATTCAGCTTTCAGGTCTTTGAATTTTGATGGCACGTCGAGCGTGCGTTCAGTAATGCCTTTTAGAACAAACTCTGTGCGTTCCGGAAACTCTCGAATGATTTGCTCAAACTCTTGCAGCATGTCGCTGCGCAGCTCGCCCGTCACCGTGAAGTAATGGTCGGCCATTGCACGCGCTTCAGGGAACAATCTCTGATAAGTGCAAAGGGCCGTTTGCCCCATGCCGCGTTTGCGTGCCAACTCAAAAGGCAAGTCATGCGTGGCATTTGCCACGCATGGGGCAAGCAGTTTGGCAGCTGCTTCATTGGCTGTAATCAATCGCTGGACTTTCTTGCGGTCGTCTTTGTCAGCCCATGATTTGACTTCATCGCCAAAGTGCCCGGCGCGAGCGCCTTCCCAAAAACGAGACGGCTGCTGACCGCCATTGCCTGTCGCCAATAATCCTTCGACTTGATCTTGTCCATCCAGCAGGAGCTTCAGGCGAATCACTTCGCAGTTCAGCATGTGCTTGGACTTGGACATGATCTGCCCAGCCTGCTGAACCTTGTCGATTTGGTTCAGCTCGGTGGCGTTGTATTGATCCAAGACGCCCTGCGGGTAGGCGCTGCAAATTTCGTCTGACTCTGGCTTTGTCAGTTGATTCATCGGTAAGGTGCAAGTGGGTAACGGTGGGGGACTCGCGTCCCCCATTTTTTTCGCCTATCAGACAAAAGCCTCAAGCTGACGTTGCTTGGTGCTGAGGTTGGCCAAGGCCTTCGACGCGGCTTCCTTGTCGTTGGACCACTCGCCTGGTGTCAGGCTGAAGAACTTGCAGATCAGATCGGTCGTGCGCTCGTTGACCCGTTCGCGGATCGTCTTGGCGCTGTTGCGCTCTGATTCTGCGTCGATGAACGGGCCAACATGATCGCCCAGGTCTTTGATCAAATCTGTGATCGCACCCGAGTCGGTCTTGAAGGCATCGACCATCTTCTTTTTGTGCTCTGGGCTAAGGCGGCTGGCCTTGGTCCAGCTGGTCTTCACGCGGTCGTAGATGTAAACCGCTTGGTCGGTGTAGTCGCTGCCGACGGTCATGGTTGCGCCGGTAGCGATCACATCGCCGAACTGGTTTTGGGTGGCAGCGAGGCGGGTGCTGACCAATCGCTCTAAGTCGTCGATGCGTACGTTGCGGCGCGTCAGGTCGTAGGACTTCAGCTCAGCTGGTGGTTGCTTGCGCGACTGCGAGCCGTTGGCAAGGGTCATCAGCATCGTGCTTTCGTCCTTGTTCCGGGCAATCGTCTTATCAACCCACATCGGCTGCTGCATGGCCAAGGTCCATTCCACATCGCAAAGGTGCATCAGGATCTGCCACGCATAGTTGCGGTGGCGGCCAGCTGCATTGCAAGGCTTTGAGGGCTCGTCTTCTTCGTCTTGCTGGAAGTAAACGATCAGTGGGCGTTCGCCAATCTTGCCGATGCAGTCACGGCCGATGTTGAGCCGCTTGTGCTCGATCATTCCGTAGTCACCAAGCAAAAGGCGATCGATGGCCTTTGCGTCGATGCCTTGAATGCCAGGGTCATTCAGGCCGACATCTGACAGATCTTGCATGGTCATCACATGCTGGTGATCGCCCATTGGCGAAAACTGAACACGCTTGGCGAACTTGTAGTTACGGCAGGCGGATTGAATGCTGATCTTTTGCTCTTCAGAAAGAGCGGCACGGGCACGCTCGACGATGGGGGCGAGCAAGTCCATCTCTTGCCGGAAGTCATACCGGCGGGCGTTTAGGGCTGACATTGAATCTGTTGGGTAACAGTGGGGGCGACTCAGCGGCTGAGTCACGCCCATTCTGGCACGGAATGGCACATGTCAAGCCTTGCGCTTGCCCTTGGGCTTTTTCTTCTGCCTCTTGGGCCTCGCGCTGACCTTGGCCACGGTCTCGATGTAGCCGGGGGGCTCAGGCACGCCCCCCTTGCGCAGGATCTCGGACCAGTTCACGCTGATGCGAGACGCTCAAGCATTCGAGCCTTGACGCCAAACTCCGCCTTGTCGCGGCCATTGAACCTGGCCATGTTCTTGTAACCCCACTCAGTATCTGGAACGCTGACCTCTGCGGTTGCCCATACATGGTTGCAGCCTTTGCACTGGCGGCGTCTGCTAATGGCCTTTTCGCTCGTGTGGCGTGATTCGAGGACGCTGATCCAAGAGCATCCGCATTCAGGGCACTTCATCAAAAATCAGGAATGGTGGCGTTGAAACGTCCCCAAGCGTCCTCCCACTCCTGCCACCCTTCAGGATCTGAGTTGATGATCCGCGTGCGCTCAGGGCCGCAGACCACTGTGACCAGATCTGTTACGACCAGCGATGGCTGGTGTACAGAAAGAAAGCTCCTGTAGGCCTGGAGCTGGGCAGTTGCTGGGCGTCGGCTGGAGACTCCCTTTTTAGATGAGACCGTCTTCAGGTCGCCCAGAATTACCCTTTTGTCGTTGGGATCTGTCGTAGCTAGTAAAAAATCAAAGCTGCCGCCGATTCGCTTGATCTTGTCGCAGACCGCGTATTCAGTCGCCAGTGTTTGGACGCCCTTGAACAGCGGCTCATCAAGCAGCGGCTCAATCCACGGTGCCCACTTCTCGTCATAGATCGAACCCTCGCCGCGCAGGAACTCCTCACACAGAACGCGGTGGATCGTCCGGCCTCTTTCTGCCCATCCATCAGGGCCATCCTTTGTGCGCTCGATGGCCGCCCGCTGGGTGGGCGACATGTCAAAGGAAAGCACGGTGCTGACGTTGTACGGCAGCCATTCTCCGTTCAGCCTGTATTTGTGCTGCAGGGGGTAAAACTCCAGCCCTGGCACGGGATCTAGCGGTTGTCTCACAAATGGCTTGCGTATGCGTCGCAAACGTGGCACCTTTGCGATGCAACGTCAACCGTTTGTGCCACAGATCAACGTCAGAATCACAGAGGAACAGCTCAACTGGCTGTCTTCTGAGGTCAGACCATTCCGCAACAAGTCAGCTGTCATCAGGGATCTCATTGATTCCAAAATGCAGGGGCTTGACTTTCAAATTTCCGCCAGTAGCCTAGCCACGTGCTCTGCTGGCGCCGGACCACCACAAGGTAACCTTCGCCCTCTCACAGGTAATAAGCCTTCGCTGAAGCAACCTGAAGGCGAGTCAGAAGCTCCTCAAGAGCAGCAGTTACCTCCGCACCAGACAGAGGCTGTTCAGTCTTCTGCCCAAGAACCTGACCACGAAAAAAAACATATAGTTGTTAAAAGTGAAATTAAGGTCGAAAAAGCGCGTAAATCACGCGCTAAGAAGACCAAAGGCACCCCTGAGTTCGAGGCCTTCTGGAAGCGGTATCAGGGCTGCCGCCATCGCGCCAACGGCCAGTCCAAACCCAAGGCCATGGAGCTGTGGGGCCAGCTTGTCCCCGACGAGCTACAACCTGATGACCTGATGCGTGCCATTGACGGTGCCATCGAGGACATCCGATCAAGGCAAGGCGTCGGGGAGTTTGCCTCACCGCTGCCTGACTGCTTCCGTTGGCTGCGGGATGAGTGCTACGCGGTCTACCTCGAAGACAACGCCCCCGCGCCCACCAAGTCCTCCATGTTCCTCTGATGAAACTGTTTGAACCTGAAGCCGCCGAGCACTTTGTCTTCGCCGTCGTCCCCATGAATGCCAAGGAAGGGGCCATGCCCGATTTCAAGGCCATTCGCGCAGGCGACATGGAATCAGCCCTGAATCAGATGGATGGCCGCGTGCGCCCTGCTGCGCCGTACTGCATGGGCCGCTTTGATCACCTGGGCCGCTACTGCACCTATTGCCCATCCGTTGAAGGCATCATGCCCGGCAGGTTCGTCCTGCATCCGGCAGCCGACGCCGAATACAAAGCCAGCCGTCCCTACTGATGAACCCACTACAGGACATCACCAGCACCATCAAGACCTTGCGCGATGGCATCGCCAAGGGTTACTGGACGCTGGAAGATCTCGACACGCCACCACCCGGCAGCATCAGCAAAACCCACCGCAACCTGCTGCGCGATCAGCCCAAGGCTGTGCAGGTCGAAGCGGGGCCAAGCCCGCGAGACCTAGCACCAGCCACAACACCCGAACCTGAACCCTTCGACTTCTGATGAGCAACCTGAGCCGCATTGAATTTGACGCCACGCCTGAGGAACGCAACAGGCTGAACATGGAGGCAGCCGCCCACGGCATGTCCCGCAAAGAGCTGATCCGTGAGCGTGTCCTATATCCGCAGCGCGTCGCGTCCCTGGGCAATGGCCGCGACTGCATCGACCGTGCCATCACCGCTGTCAGCCGACAGTACGGCGGGATACCGAGACACCAGCTTGAGCCGATCATCTGCACGGTGATCTGTGCGCTAGCAGCGGAGGGTTGACGCCCTCCCTCTGGTATGCCATACTTATTGCATCAGCCGGAGACGGCACAACCTCAAACCTCAAATGACCATCACCGCAACCGTCAAGTACAGCGCGCTTCGCAACGGCGACCATCACCGCTACATCGTCACCCTCAGCAACGGCACCGTGGCCAAGCGCGAAGGCGTCAGGACTTACAGCCACCTGGCCGTCCCGATCAATAAAAGTGGCAGCTACACCACCGGCAGCAACGATCTGCAGCGCCTCGTCCGCCAGTGCGGCGGCTACTCCAACACCGTGATTGTCGAGACAGCCACCGGCCGCGTCATCGACTGCAGCAACCTCCCCAAGCACAACGTGGAGCGTCGCGCTAAGGCCAAGGCCACCCAGGAAGCTGCTCAGCAAAAGCGCCTCCAGCAGTTCGTTGAGAAGGCGCCTAAGCAAGTGCTTCGCCAGTTCAAAATGTCCTTAGGTCTCTTCCAAGGCTGGCTGACCGAATGGGCAGGCAAGGACCAGGACCGCGTTGATCGCCTGAACGATTTGATCGCTTGGCGTAAGCGTTGCATTGACATGCTGCAAGGTCTGGAGGAATCCGACCTGATCGGCCTGTTCAACACCGGCACCACTAGCGCCAGCAGCCTGGAGTACCTGATCGATAACTCCACCAACAAGCCGAAGTGATCCACCAGGTCCGGGGGTTGCCAGCCAGCCCCTGGTATGCCATACTATTGATCAAGCGGGAGACCGCACAACCCTCAAGACAATGACCACCACCCTCACCCTCAAAGAAGACGACCTCCTGATCTTGCTCAACAGCATGGAGGCCGAGTTCACCGATTACATGTCCGAGGAAGAGCTGGCCCAGCACGACAAGATGTACGCCCGGCTGAGCAAAGCTCTTCAACGCCTGGAAGGTTGACCATCTGCGGATGGTATGCCATACTTATGACATCGGGAGAGATCCCACAACCTCAACACCACAATGACCGCCATCCACACCCTGACCAACGGCTCTCAGAACTTCATCTTCGAGGCTGGCACCGATGAAACCACCATCTGGACTGTCAACGTTTTTGGTGGGCTTGAGAAGACCGAAACGCTGACCACTGCCGTTGCTCGTGAGCACTGGGCCTTCGCTCTCAAGTGTGGTTGCACCAAAGGCTGGACCCAATCTCCTTACCGCGAGCAGCCCTCTGCCTATGACGAGGAGCCCCTCTACGTCGATTGATCCTGGGGGGGGTTGCGCCCTCACCTCTGGTATGCCATACTTAATTCATCGGGAGGCGGGGACGCTTCCCACACTCAACACCTCAAACCAATGACCGTCGCCACCGCCTTCACCGCCCGCGTTGCCACCCTCGATTCCGAGACCCTGCGCAGCCTTTACCGTCAGATGTTCAACCAGCCTCTGGTGCCCTTCCAGGCTCTGGACATTGTTCTGAACCGTCTGATGGATCTTGATGGTGTTGAGGCTGTTGACGCCTTCATCGACACCGTTGCCTGATTACACCCACGGCCCTGGAGACAGGGCCACCACCATCACCACCTCAACCATGCAAGTTCAAATCGACTGCAGCGTTGCCGATCTCTACTTGATCGCCAAGGCTTTTCAAACGGCTGAAATGCAGGCCGACCGTAATTACAACCAATCTTGGACTAGGACTTACCGCCGCAAAGGTAGAACTACGGTCAGCAGGGGCATGGACATCAAAAGGAGCGAAACTTTTGAATACCAGCGCCAACTCTTTGGCGAGCTTCACGACATGTTCTTGGATGCCATCCCCGAGCGTCAGGTCAGCGTGAAGATCAAGCACACCGAGGAGGATCTTTGAACCATGGACAATCACAACACCTGGCTCAACCTGTTCGAGTCCTTCGAGCGTCACCAAACTGAACTCGAAGCTCGCGACAGCCTCATGGTTCTCAACCGTGACATCCAGCCCAAGTGGGAGATCCAAGCCTTCCTGAACAACGAACTGCAGTGGGCTGACCCGGCCTATGACGACGACGAGCTGCAGAGCCTCAAGAACGCCGCCACTGAAGCTGGCTTCACCTACACCGTGGAGCCGGTCAAATGAAAAAGCCACGTTCTTGGGCGGAAGCCCTACAACACCCAGGCATTGCGTCAATCGAGGACGAACGCCCTTACATGGCAAGAGACCCCGAAGAGGGTTGGCCTGACCCGCCGTTTTTTGTCTACCTGGAAGAGGGCTGGCACTGGGATGGCTTGAATCATTTCGGCATCAGTGGCCTCAAAGAGCTGCAGCAAGAGTTCGATCACATCAGCCCAGCACAAACAGGATGATCACCAGTCGGGGAGCCTGATGCCTGAGCTGTCCCCCGCTCAGGCTGAAAGCCATACAACACCCAGGAGGGAAAAGCAGGGCGGGTTGAGGTCCGATCCATCCCCCGACATCACAACTCAAAACTATGGACCAAGATTCCCTCCGCGCTCTTCAGCGCCACAATGAACTCCAGGCCTATCTCAGGTTCCAAAATGCCCTCAGAGCTGCCTACGCCAAATCCCAAAATCCGCACCCTCCCCGATGGATGCGTCCAAGTGATGGTCGGGGACTTTAAGGCGATCGTCAGCTCGATGCACCTTGTTGAAGACAAGGTTGTTCGCCTTTCTGATTATTGGCGCAAAGCACATCAGCCCCACCGCTCCTGAGCTAGCCTTGCGCTAAACCCCTGTTAACTTCAGGGCATGGCAAAGAAGTCAACCAACGTAGAAATTGAAGAGCGCGTAAACACTGTCTACAAGTTGTTGTTGCAGTCACATTCGCGCTTTGAAATCGTGCAATACGCCGCGAAAGAGTGGGGCGTGCAACCTCGCCAAGCTGATGAATACTTGGCACGCGCAAGACAGCTGATCGCTAAAGACTCAGAGATTGAACGGCCCGAATGGTTAGCTGCTGCGATTTCTCGTCTTGTGCAATATGAAAAACGCGCAGGGCGTGACGACAATCTGCAGACCGCAATCAAGGCGCTAGAGACCCAGGCCAAGCTGCTGCGCTTTGACATCTGATGCCACTGCTCTCAGGCATCACCAGCAACGAACCTCTGCTGGGTTTTGTTGATGACATCCAAGGCTTCGAGAAGCCCACAGCAGCAGAAGCCCTAGCCCGCGTTCAGGAAGGGATGCTGCCGCATCAGGTGGCTTTTTGCGAGGACACAGAACATCGCAAACTTGGCTTGGTCTGCGGCTTTGGTGCAGGCAAAACCTACGGGCTGGTTTGCAAATCCGTTCACATGGCAGCCATGAATGTGGGCCATGTTTCAGCCTTGTTTGAACCCATAGCACCGATGCTGCGCGACATCCTGCAGCGAACCATGGATGAGCTGTTGGAGAAGTGGGAGATCCCCTACGACTTTCGTGTAAGTCCGCTGCCGGAATACACCCTGCATTTCGCAGAAGGCAGCCACACCATCCTTCTGCGCACGATGGAAACGGCCAACCGCATCCGTGGCCAGAACCTCTGTGCAGTCGGCTTCGATGAAGCAGACACCGCCAACAAGAACGTCGCCACCCAAGCCATGCGCATGGCCCTGGCCCGTTTGCGCGATGGCAACGTGCAGCAGTTCTATGCGGCCACCACGCCTGAAGGCTTCGGCTGGGCTTACGAGACGTTCGAGAAGAACGCCAGCGATGACACCGCGCTGATCCGCGCTAAAACATCAGATAACCCTTACCTTCCTGAAGGGTTTATTGACTCGCTCCTGGAGAACTACCCAGAGCAGTTGATCAAAGCTTATTTAGACGGCGTTTTCGTCAACCTGAATACTGGTCAGGTTTACGACCGCTTCGACCGCGCCAAGCACGTCATCACAGAACTTCCAAACGTCGATAACGAACCCCTAAGAATCGGGATCGACTTCAACGTGACAAACACCAACGCGGTGATCGGCTGCCGTCTCGGAAACCAGCTTCTCCTGATCGACGAGATCAGCGGTGCGCATGACACCGACGCCTTGGCACAAGAAATACAAAGACGATTTCCCGACCGTCGCATCTATGTCTACCCTGACGCATCAGGCGGCAACAGAAGCACGAATGCCTCACGAACGGACATTCAGATCTTGGAGTCCTACGGGTTCAGCAATCAATCGCCGCGCTCAAATCCTGCCGTCCGTGATCGGGTTCTTGCTGTTCAGGGCCTGCTGGAAAATTCCAAAGGCCAGGTGAGAGTCCAGATCTCTCACAAGTGCAAACGATTGATCGAATGCCTTGAGCTGCAATCGTGGAACAGCAAGGGTGAGCCAGACAAAGAAGCCGGATATGACCACCTCAACGATGCTTTTGGCTACTTAGTCGTTAGAGAGTTCAGCCCATTCAATGCCCGTGCTGGTCGTGGTACTGGAATCAGGCTTTACTAAACTGATCGCATGGGTGGGATTTAGCTGTGTATTCAGGCTTTTCTGGTCGCCAACGTGTTGGCAACGTGACGACGGTGGAAAGCCCGAACACGGCTTACGTCAACATGGAGCCGCATTGGCTGTTGATTGAAGCACTTTTACAGGGCACTTACGGAATCAGAAAAGGGCACAGAAAATATCTTCCGCAAGAACCAAGAGAACTAGACGAGGCTTATGACAACAGGCTGATGCGTTCAACGCTTGCGCCTTATTACGTCAGGCTGGAGCGGATGTTGGCGGGGATGTTGACCCGTAAGCCTGTGCGGCTTGAAGACGTTAGTGATGTTGTCACTGAGCAGCTGTTTGACGTTGATCTGCAGGGCAATGATCTGAACGTTTGGACTTACGAGACGGCCCGCAAGTGCATTCGTTATGGTCACGTCGGTGTTCTTGTTGATGCGCCAAAGGCAGGCGACAACGGCAGGCCTTACTGGGTGTCGGTGACGCCTCGCGACATCTTGGGATGGCGCTCTGAGGTAAACGGCGGCAAGCAACAGCTAACCCAGCTGCGGCTGATGGAAACGATCACCGTGCCCGATGGCCTTTACGGCGAGAAGCAGGTGCAGCAGGTACGGGTGTTAACACCTGGCGCTTTTGAGATTCACCAAAAGGACGACAAGGGCGACTTTGTTTTGATTGATGAAGGCAGCACCAGCCTTAGCGAGATTCCCTTTGCTGTTGCTTACTCCAACCGCGTCGGTGTTCTTGAGTCGCGGCCACCACTGGCAGACATTGCTGAGCTGAACCTCAAGGCCTATCAGGTTCAATCTGACCTGGACAACCAGCTGCACATCAGCGCCGTCCCGATGCTGGCTATCTACGGGTTCCCGCAGTCAGCGGAAGAGATCAGCGCAGGCCCAGGCGAAGCCATGGCACTGCCCGAGGCTGCACGGGCTGAATACATCGAGCCGGGCGGCAACAGCTACGACGCGCAGTTCCGCAGGCTTGACCAGATCGCCAGTCAGATCAACGAGCTAGGCCTGGCCGCTGTGCTGGGTCAAAAGCTCAGCGCAGAAACAGCAGAGGCCAAGCGCATCGATCGCAGCCAAGGCGACAGCACCATGATGGTGATTGCTCAGCAGATGCAAGACCTGATCGATAACTGCTTGAGCTTTCACGCGCAGTACATGGAGCAGCCGCAAGCGGGCAGCAGCTTCATCAACCGCGACTTCCTGGGTCAGCGTCTCGAACCGCAGGAGATCCAGTCACTGCTGCAGCTTTACACCGCAGGCACCATTACGCAGGAAACACTGCTCAACCAGCTGTCTGCTGGTGAGGTGCTGGGCGATGAGTTCGACGTTGAAGAGGAGATCGAGGCCACGCAGACCGGCGGCCTGATCGAGATGGAGCAGCCTGAGCCCGAGCCTGCGCCTGAAACAGAGGCCACAATGCCAGAAGCAGAGCCGGAGGCTGAAGATGAGTTGGCTGGATAATCTGCGCAAGCGCAAGCCGGAAGAGCCGATCAACCGGCTGCTGTTCTTCTCAAAGCAAGAGCTGACAGAACAGACCTACGCGGTGATTCGGGTTACTTGGTATTTGCACGGCAAGATCTCCGGCGTGTCGGAAACATCAATCGGCCTGTATGACCAAGATGTCATCGCCGAGTTTTCTGATCTTGTCGGTAACGCGCTGCGTGCTGGCTGTGACGTGTCGGTGGCCTGTATTGATGACCCGCAATATCTGGGAATTTATGACTCATGAGCACGCCATCGGAGCTGTACCGCAATGCCATCGATCTCAATCGATTTAGCAACGGCGTTGCCAAGCGCATTGCTGTTACATACAACGATCTTGTTTTGGACGCTGTTGATCAGCTTCGTGGCATTGATGAGCTTGCTGCGCCTGCAAAAGCTGCACGGCTTCGGGCGATCCTCGCGCAACTAAAAGAATCGTTGGATGGCTGGGCAGGGGCCAGCACGCTCTCAGTGGTTGACGATCTGCAGGGCTTGGCGGAACTGCAGGGGGAGTTTGTCGCCAACGAGCTGCGGCAGGCTTTGCCGATTGAGCTGCGGGAGCAGATCCGCAGCATTCAGATCAGCCCGCAGTTTGCGCAGTCAGTGGCAACCATTGACCCGACCGAAATCAACGTGGTGTCACTTAGCGATGACCTGCAGGCTGCTGTCACTGGCGCACCGCAGACGTTCAGCCTGACGGCTGCTCAGGGCACAACCGTGACGCTGCCGAACGGCAAGGTGCTGGAGAAGTCGTTCAGAGGCCTGGCCGAGTCGCAGGCCGACCTGTTCGCCAAGACGGTGCGCAATGGCCTGTTAACTGGTGAGTCAACGGACAAGATTGCGCGACGGCTCAAAGGTCGTTTGCGTTTTGGGCAGCCAGGCAGCTTGCGGCAGATTGCGCAGGCGGGTGGCGAAGTTACTGCTGTTGCCAACAATCAGGTGATGGCGTTGATCCGGACGAGCATCAATCAGGTGGCCAACGAAACCAGCCAGCAGGTTTACAAGGCCAACCAAGACGTGACCAAGCGTTACCGCTACGTCGCGACATTGGACAGCAGGACATCACCGATCTGTCGTTCCTTGGACGGGCGTGAGTTTGCTTATGGAAAGGGGCCGACACCGCCGCAACATTTCAACTGCCGGTCAACCACTGTGCCGATCATTGATTACAGCGGCCTGGGAATCTCGCGGCCACCACAGACAGAACTGCGCAGGCCTAACACTGCCTTTGGCCCATCCCGTGCAAGACGTGGTGACACTGTGCCTAGCAATCAGACTTATGGCGAGTGGCTGGATAAGCAGCCCAAAGAAGTCAAAGCCGACGTGCTTGGTGCATCGAAGGTCCCGTACTTCAACCGACTGACTGAGAAGTTTGGCCCGACAGTTGCCATCCGCAAGTTTGTGGCCCGCGATGGCTCAGAGCTAACCTTGGAACAGCTCAAGCGTCGTTATCCCTTATGACTCTTCCTGCTAAGTACCAATTCAAGGCGCAAGGCGCCGAGGCCAAGCCCAAAGCGACGGCCAAGAAAAAGTCCGCTAAAAAGGAAGCACCTTCGGAGGCTGACTGATGCCTGGACATTACGGGATGGGTAAGCCCAAGAAAAAGAAGAAGAAGGGCGGCAAGAAGAAGTAATGGCACGGAAGCTGCGGCGAGTTCCGAAGGACAAGGCCACCGGCCTGCCTAAGAAGTACCTTTCAGGTGCGCGGAACCGCTCTGCCAAGGCCCGCGAGATCAAACGAACCGCCGAGGCCTACAAGGCTGGTGAGTTCATCGACATCAAAGCTGTTTCCGCATCGAGGACCGAGCAAGGTGGCACCAAAAAGAAAACCACTAAGCGCCGCAACAAAAAAGTCTCTAAAAGAAAAGGCTGAGAAGTCCAAGTTCTTTTACGGCGAGCTGGCGGAGGTCTACCGCAAAGGTCAGGGCGCTTACCTGTCCAGCGGATCGCGGAACGTGCCGATGGCAGCTTGGGCCATGGGTCGGGTTAACAGTTATATGCGGGGCGACAAGGCGCGCACGGCTGATGCTGCGATCTATGCCCGCTACAACAAAAAGCGATGAAGCTGACAACCCGCCAAAAGAACGCTTTGAAGCGGCACCAAGAGGCGCACGGGCACACCAAGGCGCACATGGACTTTATGAAGCGCAAGATGCGTGAGGGCATGAGCTTCACTAAGGCGCACCGTTTGGCTATGAGCAGGAAAGGTAAATGAGCATCAAACGCGGTGGCCATACGTTTGCGGGATTTGACAAGCCCATTCGTACGCCGAACCATCCGAGCGGCAAGTCTCACGCTGTCGTCATTAAGGAAGACGGCAAACCGAGGCTCATTAGGTTCGGCGCGCAGGGTGCTGACACGAAACGTCCGCGCAAAGGTGAGAGTGCTGCGGACAAAGCTAAGCGGGCTGCATTTAAGAAGCGCCACGCGAAAAACATCGCGAAGGGCAAGACATCTGCCGCATTTTGGGCGGACAAAGTAAAGTGGAGCTGAAAACAACCTTACGGGTTATTCATGTCTGAAGAGCAAAATCTGGAGATTACGTCTCCCGCAGCTCCAAACAATGCCGAGCTTGATGCACTCAAGAACAGCATCCAAGCGTTAGAGAAAAAGAATTACGAGCTGATCGGCAAGCTCAAAGAAGCAAAAACAATCCCTGACGGCGTTGATGTTCAGGAACTGCTTGACTTCAAACGGAACGTTGAGCAGAACAAACTCGAATCAGAAGGCAAGTACACCGAGGCGCGTCAGGCTCTTGAGCAGCAGTTTCGGGAGGCGGCTGAAGCCAAGGACAAGCGGATTGCTGAGCTTGAAGCACGAGTCCGCGAGCTAGAGCTGATTGCACCTGCGAACACAGCATTGGCCGATGTTGTGCATGATCCGAGCATCGTATTCAAAGCGGACTTGCTGAAGCCGGACCAAATTGAGCGCGAATCTGATGGCACGGTTGTTGTCGTCAATGGCTATGAGCGCAAGCCGATTGGCGAGTGGGCCAAAACTTTGCCCAGCTATATGCAGAAAGCACCCAAGCCAGTTGGCAGCGGTGCGCCTTCAGGACGCAGCACAGGTGGTGACATCCCACCGGGCACAAAGAATCCTTTCGCCAAAGAGTCCTACAACCTCACAGAACAGTCGCGGCTTTATCGCACGGATCGGGATATGTACGAGAGGTTGAAAGCTGCTGCTAACCGTTAATATGTTGGGCAAGGCAAAGCTACGCAGAGCCAATCGGGTTACGCCCACACCGTAAACATCATTTCAAGGAGGTTTTGTCATGGCGACTCTTCGCTCTGACATCATCATTCCTGAGGTATTTACGCCGTACATCCTTGAGCAGACAACTCAGCGTGATGCCTTTTTGGCTAGCGGTGTGGTTCAGCCGATGGCGGAACTGAATGCCTCAGAAGACGGGGGAGACTACGTGCAGGTCCCCTTCTATAAAGCAAACCTGTCAGGCGACTTTGAGCGTCTGACGGATAGCTCTTCTCTGACTCCCGGCAAGATCGAAGCTGACAAGCAAGTCGGCGTCGTTCTGCACCGTGGTCGTGCTTTCGAGTCACGCGACTTGGCTGCTTTGGCTGCCGGTTCTGACCCGATGGCTGCTATCGGCAACAAGATTGCTGATTACATCGCCAACCAGCGTCAGAAGGATCTGCTGTCCTGCCTGGCTGGCATCTTTGGCGCTGTTGGTGACACCAGCTCCGCTTCTTTCGCAGCCTTGGCTGTTGATGGCGCGTCTGGCGACACCCCCACCCAACTGACTGCCCGCCAGATCGTCGAAGGTCAATCCCTGCTGGGCGATCAAGGCGACAAGCTGGCTGCAATCTGCGTTCACCCCAAGGTCTATTACGACCTGAAGGAGCGCCGTGCACTTGATTTTGTGTATGACAACAACGGTCAGCCTGACTCCAGCGCAACCCAAGGTTCGTTGGCTAACGCTTTCGGTGACGTTGCCATTCCCACCTTCATGGGAATGCGCGTGATCGTGTCTGCTGATGTGCAGACTGCTGGCTCTGGTGCCACCACCGAATATGTTTCCTACATGTTCACGCAGGGCGCCATCGGATCTGGCCAGCAACTCGGCCTCCAAACCGAGACCGACCGTGACATCCTCGCTAAGAGCGATGCCATGTCGATCGATCTGCACTATGTGTACCACCCGATCGGTTCTTCGTTCTCCACTTCCGTTTCCAACCCCACGCGGGCACAACTGGAAACCGTGGGCAACTGGACCAAGGTGTACGAAACCAACAACATTGGCATCGTGCGGATTACCACCACCAGCGCACTCGACTGAGGAGGTAACTAACCATGGCATCCATTTTTGAGGCAACAGCGGGCTCTCTGATTGGCCCGACCGGCGGTGGCACTGTGACCCAGGCCACCAACAAGTCCACTGCCGTGACTCTCAACACAGAGTCCGGCCAGATCACCATGAACGGCGCTGAGCTTGCTGGCGCTGCTGAGGTGACTTTCACGGTCAACAACGACAAGATTGCTGCCACTGACGTGGTGGTGGTCAACCACAGCTCTGCCGGTACTGCCGGCTCTTATCTCGTCCAAGCCAACAGCATTGCTGACGGCTCGTTCGCGATCACCGTGGCCAACGTTGGCTCTACTGCCAGCGAAGCCATTGTGCTGAGCTTCGTGGCTCTGAAGGGCGCTAGCTCCTGATGGGTCTTTTCGCCTTTAGGCGGATGAAGGAACGTGAGGCTGCTGCACAAGCGGCGGCCTCCGCTCCTAAAAAGCCGACCAAAAAGACTTCTACTGTGACGCCCGATGGCCGTAACAATCGACGCAACAGCGGGCGGAGCAGACGCCAACAGCTACATAACCCTGGCGGAAGCTGATGCCTTCGTCGAGGCGATGATCAACAGCACGGATGTCAGCAAGTGGGACACCGGCACTGATGACAATCGCAATCGGGCTCTTGCTGCGGCAGCACAGCGCCTAGACCGCGAGCGATTTCTAGGGGCAAGGGCAACAGATACCCAGGCACTGCAATGGCCTCGAACGGGCGTTCGCAAGCCAGACACCTACGTCAACACTTACGCAACCGGGTTTCCGTTTCGTATCTCTGAGGATTACTTCACCGACGAAGAGATCCCGGATCAGATCAAGCGGGCTCAGATTGAGCTTGCTGTCTACCTGAAGAACAACACGGACGGGATCAGCTTGAGCGGCCTGAACGACTTCAAGAACGTGAAGATCGGCAGCCTTGATGTCACGCCTGATAAGTCCGGCGCTGTTGGCGCTGATCACGTCCCGCCGATGTTTGAAAGGTACTTGACGGGTCTTAGAATTAGTGGACCAGGCAACATCGCTATCAAACGGAGCTGACCATGTACGCAGATCTCTCAGGCGGCTTCGAGTTTGTTTCTGACACTGCTGCTCACACCGGCAGGTTCAGCAAAATTTATTTCAAGGAAGACACGGTGATTGATGCGATCACTGTGCAGAACGCAACCGGTAACACCCTTGCCGGTGAGACCTTTGTGGCTGACACCTACATCTGCGGAATCATTACAAGCATCACGCTGACCAGCGGTGCTTGCCTTGCCTATCGCCTCTGATGGCACTTGCTGATTCGCTAGCGAGGGTTGCAAGCAATGTGCTGAAGCAGTTCGGCGGTGATGTGACCGTGCGGATTGTCACTGCCGGTGCTTATGACACTTCAGACGGCACTATCGCTGAAACAGAGGATGACACCACGGTGCCCGGCATCCTTGAGGATGTGAACCTGCGCGAGGTGAACGAGCTAGTGCAGGCTGGGGACAAGCGTCTAACGGTTGCCGCTGATGACCTTGCCACCGCGCCTGAGACGAAGGATCGCGTCGTTATTAGCAGCGTTGTTCATCAGATCATCCGTGTGGAGACGACGGAACAGGACGGTACTGCGATCATTCATGAGCTGATCCTGAGGGCATAACGATGGCACGCGAGATCCCGCTAGACCAAATCGGTGACTACTACCGCGAGAGCCTGCGGATCTTGGTTGCGGCCACGACGCTTGAGGCCGAGAAGCGCTTAAAAGAAAAAACGCCTGTCCGCGTTGTCTACGAAGGCGAGCCTAAAGGTGGGGGCCGACTGCGAAACGCTTGGCAGTCTGATCCTGCGAAAGGCGAAGTAATCAACAACGTTGAATACGCTGAGCCGGTGATCTACGGAACGAACCTGCCGCCATCTTGGAAGGGCGAATACAGGACGCGGCAAAACACGGTTCCCGGCTTTCCTGATCTCATCGCCAAAGAGCTTGAGTCATGGGTAAAGCGCGAGTACAACAAGATTGCGAACAGGTAACGCATGGCTGCTGCTGATCTCAACTCCATCAGGGCCACGATCGAAGGCAGGCTTGCCACTGAGCTTGCTAACAGTCCGGCCATCCCTGTTGTCTTCCACAACATGGCGTATGAGCCAACGCCGAACAGCTCATGGGTGCAGTGCCTGACAACTTTCGGGGCCAACGAATATCTAGGCCAAGGCCTGACAACTGACTCTCAAAACCGGATTGTCGGCCTTGTCGTGATGAACATATTTTCCGCCAAAGGCGTAGGCCCTGGAGCCAACCTTGTCATTGGTAAACGCATTCGGGATTTGTATAATCGAGTTATCGTGTCGGGGGTCTACTTCGACGCTCCTTCTGGCCCAGAGGCTTTGGCTTCGCCAAGTCCCGAGGGTTACTTCCAAACACAGGTCCGTGTGACCTTTGAATTTATCGAGGAACTCTGACCATGGCCGTCCTTCGCGGAGAACAAGGCGCAGTCCAATTTGACGCCGCTGGCTCAAGCAACGCCACAATCGTTGGCACCCGCAGCTGGAGCCTTTCAACCACCAAAGAAACTCTGGATGTCTCCAAGCATGGCGACACCTTCCGCAGCTTTGTTGGCAGCATGATCAGCGGTTCCGGCACTGTTGAGCTGGTCTATGACCCTGACGCCACCGGCCAAGCTGGTTTCCTCGAAGACGTTCTGACGACTGCAGACACTGCAGACGCCACGTTTGAACTGTTCACAACTGGCACGACTTCAGGCACCGATTCTGTGAGCTTTGCCGGAATCATCACTGACATGGAAATCACTTCCACTGTTGGTGAAATTGACATCGTGACCTGCAACTTCATCACCAGCGGTACCATCACCGGCAACCTTGAGTGATGAGGCTATAGTTTAAGCGGCAAAAGTGTCGCCTAAATGCCTGCACAAAATCGAACCGTTGATCTGCTGGTTGGGGCGTTTGACCTCAACCAGCGTCGTAAGTTTGAACTGAAGAACGCGGAAGGCAAAAAGATCATCGATCTTTACTTCAAGCCCATCACCCGCGCCGATCGCAAAAAAGCCGCTGCCCTCGCTGGAAGTGAAGAGGCACTAGACATCAGCACGCAGATGCTCTGTCAGATTGCAGAGCTTGAGGATGGCACAAAGGCCTTCGCTGCTGCTGATGCAAACAAGCTCCAGCGTCAGCTGCCCGAGTCTGTGCTGAATGACATTGAGCTGTTCTTGTTTGGCTTGGCAGACGACAGCGGCGACATTGACGACGCAAAAAACGACTGAAGCAGGACAAGTGGACTTATTTTGAGTTCTTCTTGGCCTGCGAACTAGGCATGACAGTAAGCAGGCTCCGCACGGAACTGACCGACGCGGAGCTTGTTCATTTCGCTGCGTTTTATTCGTTGAAGAACGAAGAGCAAGAAAAAGAGATGGAGCGCGCTAAGCACAGACGGCGGTAACATTGACTTATCGCCGGGTGGCTTGTGGCTGAATCCGTCCTCAGGTTTAAGGTTGAAACCTTAGACGCCAATGCCAAGATTGCGCACCTGACCAAAAAGGTGCAGGGGCTTGAGGTTGCGGTTAAAAATGCTGGCGGAACAACACGGGCAGCAGGTACTGGATTTAAGGCCTTTGGTAGCGGAGCCCAGGCAGCTGCTGTTGGTGCGCGTGGTTTAGGTGCAGCCTTAAGCGCAGCCCTCGGCCCGATCACCGCAGTTGTTGCTGGGGCTGCAAGCC